ATAGTCAAATATTGTAGATTTTCAAGGCAATGCAGGCCCCCTTTAGATATAGGAATAATGTGATCAACTTCGTGACCTTCGGGGCAATTTAGATAGAATTCCTGTAATGTTTTTATATCTATATTAGGAGGAGTTTGTTGTTTGCGTTTAGCCATATATCTCTGCCACGCTTCATTATGAATTGCTCTATGACGAATTAGTTTTTCTTCCGGTGATAAATTTAATCTTTTAGGATTACATTCGTCGGAACAATATACCGGACGATGTGTTTCAACACCGCAGGCCTTACATGGTTTAACCATGCTATATCGAGATTCAGGTTTCGAATGCCTTCTTCGACCTGTATTGTTAAATGTTGCGGCACAGGATCTTGAGCAGAATTTTTTCTGATGTTTAAGTAATAACGATGTTTGACAAGTTAAGCATTTCATGTTATTATTTATGCTTAGGTAGGGGTTCGAGTCCCATCAGTCACCCCAATATGCCCCTGTGGCGCAACATACCAGGTAGACGCGGCTGTTCAAGAGACAGTCTAGTGCGGGTTCGAATCCCGTCAGGGGTACCAATTTGTAGATTAAATATTCGTGCGGACCTGTAACCATATTCCGCATCCGCTGACGCGAAACCAGGATGGGCTGCGCTCACGGGGTTTGTTAGTTTCCTGACACAACAATAACTAACACTAATTTGGAGGGCCAATCCAATTGGTGATGGAACCGGTCTTGAAAACCGTCGAGTGTTAATAGCGCCTTTAGAGTTCGACTCTCTAGCCCTCCGCCAAATTAAGAAGCCGTGAGTTCGAATCTCACCGCTTCCGCCAAAATACAAATTAAATACTTGATGTTTAACAAAACACCGCTGGCCTGTTTCCTAGTGCCCATACATCTCCCCAAGTTTGAATATGGCCTAGAGTTTTTACGTAGTTACAATCAGTACTACTCAGATGATCATGTGTATCTAGTGTTTTCATCAGAAGACGATTGGGAAGCATTTGATCTGCGGGCAGGCGATTTAAGATATAGAGCCATCGTACACTACAAGGTTAAGACTCCCTGTCCTGTAACAGAAAAGAAGTTTTACGGACTACAGTACATATTCAACTTTACCGAATTTGAAAATGTGGGAGTAGTCGATATCGACAGCGTGTTTACTCGAACTGTTGACTACGCGGCTTTATTTGAAGCCTACAATCAACGTGGCGTATTTTGGGGTAACAATTATGATTGGAGCCCTGTACCTATCGTAGCATCACCCCTAAAGTTTTTCCCTCAAGACGATCAAAAGAAGTTGGTAGAAATATTAGAAGACTGTAGAATCTACTTTTGGTTTAATGATCTACCTGTTTACAACAAACGATATTTCCTTGACTTCATTGACTACATCGACTATAATCGTAGATACAAAGAGTTAGTGTGGTTCGACTTTGACTACAACATATATGCTTATTACCTGTTGGTCAAAGGTGTGTTTACCATTAAGCCATTTATGATTGATCCAGCGACACCATTGAATAATATTTTTCTAGAAGACCAGTATATAATTCCACCCGATGTGTTTAGCCGTTTGTTTGCTGAAGCTCGACCCATGTGGATTAAACGAGATATAGAACCAGAGTTGATGTCTGGCACTTTTATGAATATACATAGAGATAGGAAAGAAACGTAACAAGGTAGTACAACGGAGGGTTGGCCGAGCGGTTAAGGCAATGGTTTAACACAATATTGCTAAATACTAGTATGCAGAGTTCAAAAAAATATAATTGGAAGGCAATACAGGTTGATTACGACAATGGATTTTCTCAAAGAGAGATACTTAAAAAATATAGTATGTCGTCTAGAACATTGTATATCGCAACACAAAATGGAGATTTAACTAGTCGATCTAGAAGTGATGCGGCAACATTAAACAATAAAAAGGTTCCAAGAAAACATACTGAAGAATTTAAAAGTCGTCAGCGAAGTAACATTATAAAAAGATACGAAGATGGTTGGATGCCAAAAGCAGGAAGATGCAAGAAATATAGATATGTTTCCCCGATTGCTGGTGAAGTTTATTTAGACGGCACTTGGGAACTTGCAGTTGCAAAATGGCTCGATGATCAAAGATTTGACTGGACTCGTAATAAAAAACGATTTCAATATACTAATTTAAAAGGAACAATAAGTCATTATGTTCCAGATTTTTGGGTTAAAGAATTAAACGGATATTTAGAAGTTAAGGGATATGAAACTGATTTAGATCGATGCAAATGGTCTCAATTTATAGACCCATTAACTGTATGGAAAAGAAAAGATTTAAAAGATATGAAGTTAATATAGTGAGTTGGATGAGTGGCTTAAATCGGCACCCTGCTAAGGTGTTGTATATAGAAATATGTACCGTGGGTTCAAATCCCACACTCACTGCCAGTATTTAGGAGAGCTATACTCTCCGCCAAATATGGTGTGGTGGCTGAGTGGTCGAAAGCAACAGTCTGCAAAACTGTATCGAAAGACACGTCGGTTCAAATCCGACCCGCACCTCCAGAAATTAAAGGATTAGATAGCAATGAAATTAGAACTGTTTTATGTGGTCCGTGTATTCAAAGACGGTCGTGTAGACTACGACAGCGGACCTTATAAGAGTCAGTTTTATGCTGACCGTGCGAGAGAAACAGAGCATCGGTGGAATGCCAAAGAATACGATATAGTAAAAGAAATTAAAGAAGTTGAACCATCCTGATAGTCGTAAATTTAAATTGACAATTTTTAGAAGCATAAGTATAATAAAGATCGTATGGGAGTGTGTCGTAACTGGTAGCCGAGATGGTCTTAGAAGCCATTGCCGTAAGGTGTGTGAGTTCGAGTCTCACCACTCCCACCAAAAAGATTTGCCCCTGTAGCACAGTGGGAATGCACCTGATTTGTAATCAGGCTCGAAAGAAGAGGGTGTTCGATTCACCCCGGGGGCACCATAACTATATTTAGAAAAATATGATAATTGATTGCTTTACATTTTTTAACGAGTACGATATACTTGAAGGTCGGTTAGAGTATCTCCACGACACAGTAGACTATTTTGTTATCGTAGAAGCAAATATCACCCACAGCGGCAAACCTAAATCGTTTAACTATCAGGATTCAGCAGATCGTTACAAAAAGTACTCCGATAAGATCATCTACTCTACCATAGAGATCGACAGTACAAAATACAATTGGAATATTCGATCCACTCGCACAGAAAGCTATAGTCCACAATGGGCCGTAGAAAATGCTCAACGTAATCACATCGCTCAAGCATTAAAACAGTTTGGTCCAGACGATGTAGTTATGATCAGCGACGTTGATGAGATTCCAAATAAACAAATGATCGGTGAAGTTGTTCGTCATCTCACCCCAGAAATGCCCGCGATAGCCATGATACAAGATATGTTTTACTATAATCTCAATCAAAAGCAGGTCGCTCCATGGGCAGGCACTGTAGTCACTTCTAATCAATTAGTACAACAACGTAGGCCACAATGGTTCAGATCCAAACGGAATACCTTGCCGGGTGCTGCCAACGGCGGGTGGCATTTGAGCTATTGGGGTGGAGTAGATAACATTCGTACCAAACTTGAAAGTTTTGCCCATCAAGAACACAACACAGATGAGATCAAAGACAGTATTGAGAGACGCATGGCTGCAGGGGAGGATTTGTTTGGACGCAAAGACAACTTGTTTATTCCTACAGATCGGCATACATTACCTCAAGACTTTTTAGCAATATTTGATCATACTCCTGCACTAGGTATTCCACATTATTATGAAACAGTTGAAGGTTTTTTTAGATCCGACGATATTGCATTTTATAAAAAGATTATAAATTATTTTTCTGGCCCGGCTCACTTTGTAGAAATTGGTAGTTATAAAGGTCGTAGCGCAAGTTTTATGGCTGTGGAAATTGCTAACTCAGGAAAGCCTATACAATTTGATTGTGTAGATACTTGGCAAGGTAGCGAAGAGCATCAAGCTGGTCAAGAATCTGAAGACCAAGATGTGGTTAATAATCGGTTGTTTGACGTATTTCTTAACAACATAGCACCTGTAAAAGAATACATTACCCCGGTACGTATGACCAGTTTAGACGCAGCAGCTACTTATGCCGATGCTAGTTTAGATTTTGTCTTTATTGATGCGGCACACGATTACGATTCTGTTAGAGCCGACATATTAGTATGGAATCCAAAAGTTAAAGAGGGTGGTATTATCAGTGGTCACGATTATCCACATCCGCCGTTGAAGAAGGCAGTCGATGAAATATTCGGCGAGTTACCATCTATAGGTGCTTGTTGGTATAAAATAAAGTAGACTTTTAATAAAGAGGTGTTATAATAGTAAAATAAGAGTACAGCGAGCGGGATTAGTTTAGGGGCAAAACTAAAGATTTCCAATCTTTCGTCATCGGTTCGATTCCGATATCCCGCTCGGTGTACTCTTAATAATGTAACTACAAAGGAAATAGTATGGCAGAGAAAAAACCACAACAAACATCAAGTGAGCTTTCACGCACATTAGCGGGACAATGGAGTAAAACTGAAAAACGAGCACATGCGGCTAGGAGTATTGCTGCCAGCAAAGCAGCAGCACATAAGGCTGTTAAAGATTTCAAACAAGCAAAAATACTAGGCGCAGAATAATGAAAAAAAGATCCAGTCGTGTAGAACAAGTCGACATTGAAAAGTGTATTAGAAATAGTGGTGTTGGTCGTTTTGATATGATCCTGATGGCTGCGGCAAGAGCTAGAGAAATCCGCAAGCAACACAAAACTAGCCAAGAATTTGAGCATCTACATACACCGGTCACTGCCCTGTTAGAAATCCAAGCAGGTCCAATCGAAACACAAGAATATCTCGCAAAAATAAAATAAGGAAAAATCATGGCAACTAACAAATCAGGACAAAAAAATCGTACAGGTAATCCAATGATGACCAAGAATGGCAATCCACGTTTAGGCCCTCTTAATATTGAGCAGTTAGAAAAACTAATGGCAGGCGCTCGTAAAAAGAATGTGGCAAAAATCCAACGCCGTATTACAGAACTAAAAAGCCGCCCCGGATATAAAGCACCAGTAGTTGAAGCGGCAGTAGAGGAATTGCAGGAAGTCGTAACAGAATAATCTCTATAGTGATGCCAACGATATATCTAGACATGGACGGAGTAGTCGCGGACTTTGATCTGGCGGCATCAAAAATACTAGGATACAAAGCATCAGCCGATGTACGCTATCCCGACGATGATTGGGATAAAATAAAATCAAACAAAAGATTTTATCGAGACTTGCCCGTATGCCAGGGTGCTATGGAAATAGTTCGAACTGCTCTTTCTCTCGCACATCAAAAGGATCTTCAGGTTAAATTCTTAACAGCCATCCCCCGAGGTAACGATATGCCGTGGGCGTTCAGCGACAAAATGGAATGGGCCAATCATTACTTTCCAGGAATCCCTGTATTCTTCGGACCCTACTCTAAAGACAAATGGCAACATTGTCAACCCGGAGACATCCTTATAGATGATCGAACCAGCAATATCAACGATTGGCGTTCTGCGGGCGGGGTTGGAATTCTACACCAAGGCGATGTAAGAAATACTATCAACGAGCTCAACGCTTATCTGGCCTAAAATTTAGGTTGACAACATGGTAAAACCATGTTATAATATACTATTAAATGAAAGGAATAGTCATGGAAAAAGTCGTCCGTGATGGTAAGGTTGGAGTAATTTATTCTCCAGACTATGGAGCAGGTTGGTACACTTGGAATACAGAGTATCCAGAAATCTTGTTCGATCCTAATCTAATTAATTTTTTAGAAAAGGATGAGGTGGAGAAACTCCGAGCTTACATGGAGTTAAAATATCCAGAAGTTTTTGTTAGCGAACATAGTTTAGATCTAGTAGTCGAATGGATTCCCGAGGGAACGGAATTTAAGATCGAAGAATACGACGGGGCGGAATCTATCGTATTTAAAGAAACAGAAGCATGGATAACAGCATGAAAATTAAGTTTGATCGAGACACCATGCCCGATGAATTGTATAATGCCCTGCTACAGCATTTTGTAAATGAAGCGATAGGTCTAGGCGTCGATGTAAATGGCGCAACACAGTTTGAAAATTGGGTTGTTGAATGTGAAGTTGAACAGCCTGTACATTGAAAGGAGGCTAATATGCCAGCAGTATTTTTGACTAGCGATACACATTTTGGACACCTTGGCGTATGTAAGTTCCTCTGCGCCGATGGAGTTACCAAAATACGCCCATGGACTGATCCAGATGAAATGGATGAAGACATGATCGAGAGATGGAACGATCGTGTAAGACCAAATGATAAAGTTTACCATTTGGGAGATGTAGTAATCAATCGTAGAAAGCTAGAAGTTTTGAGTCGGTTGAATGGTGACAAAGTTCTTATCAAAGGTAACCACGATATTTTTAAGTTGGCAGATTACACCCGTTACTTTAGAGATATCCGAAGCTACCACGTGATGAATGGACTTATCCTAAGCCACATTCCTGTACATTTGGAAAGCCTATATCGCTTTGGTTGTAACATACACGGGCACTTACACCAAAATCGAGTGATGCGGATTGCGGCAGATGGGTCACCAGAAATTGATCCAAACTACTTTAACGTAAGTGTCGAACAAACCGACTTTACACCCATACTGTTCGAAGATGCCCTAAAAGCCATCAAAGAACAGGGTGGGGTAGTGGGATTCAAAAGTGGTAATTATGGCCACGGTATGGCAACTTAAAATAGGGCTCATTTTGGGCCCTATTTTTTTGACTAAATTTTCTAGTTGACTTATCCAAAAATCATGCTATAATCAAGTGTGGTCGTGAGCAAACAGGAAAAGCTCCCAAAGTTCCAAAAGCGGCGGGGATGGTGCAACGTCTTAGACACAGCATTTGTAGGTTCAAACCCTACCGACCACACACTCATTAAGTACCAATATAATGACATATTAGCCGGTTTACAAAAATCCACATAAATACATCGTGTGGACTGCTGTAAGGAGACTTATATGGCGTTAGAAGCATCAAAATACGACTGGAGCATTTGGGATCGCGATTCCATCATAGCGATGGTGCGTGAGGCCAAAGATGACTGCGCGATTCCCGGAATTACCATCAATCAATTCCACGAAACTATCACCAAACATATCAAACGATTCATGCCTGTTCGCAGTCGCAAAAGTCGAGAATTCCAGGTAGAAAAAGGTCGCGTGTTTATCGGTGGAGTATATTATACACAATACGACGAAGATCGCCAAAAAAGTATAGAACTTAGCATGGCCTATCATCCTCATGATCGCAAATTAAATATGACTACTCGCAGGTTTAATCGTGCCTGTGTTAGAATAGCAGATGTATTGCTACACGAAATTATCCACATGCATCAGGCTCGCAAACGTAAGTTTAAACCTTTACCAGGATACAGCAGCCAAGCCGAATCTACCAAACAGCGTGTAGAGCAAGAGTATCTGGGAGATAACGATGAAATCGATGCCTACGCATTTAATATGGCCTGCGAGCTTAATGAAAAGTTTAGCGGCAATATGCGTGATATCGTCAACTATTTAAATGAAGAACAAAAAGGACTCCATAGGAATTACGACACCTGGAGAACTTATCTAAAGGCATTTGATTGGGACCAAAATCATAAGATCATCCGTCGTATCAAAAAACGCAGTATCTATTATCTAAGCCGCAGCCAATGCATCAAACCATTCCAATCCAAAGATTGGATCCATCGTTAAAATCACTATTTGACTTTTTCTAAACTTAGTGTTATAATTATAGCACTATGGAACCATTTATCACTTACGAAGAAACTAAAATTCACACGATCAAACCGGGTGATAAGAATTTCCAAATACAAGGCAAGTTTACTATTGCTAATAGGGCAGGGATTGAAATTGATGCAAAATGTCCTGCCCAATATAAACAGATCATTGCAGAGTGCTACAACCGTGGTTGGTTACAGCCTGTTGCAAACTTAACAGATCGCGAAATGATTTTTATCGGACTATCAAAATAAAAAGGAATTACTGATGTCAAGAATTGGAATTGTGGGACTCGGCTTTGTGGGCGGGGCAATATACTCATCACTTAATTGGCCCGATATAATGGGCGAAACAGTATTAGTGGATAACGACCCTACAAGAGGTAAACACCCATTTTCAGAGTTAGCTACAACAGATGCGGTGTTTGTTTGTGTACCAACTCCACAAGATGACGACGGTACCTGCGATACCGGTCCTTTAGAAAGCGTACTAGAACAACTCAAAACATTAGACTATCATGGTGTCGTTATTAGTAAGTGTACAGCACCTCCGAGTACCTATACTCGATTAAATGATCTGTACCCTAACCTAGTACATGCTCCAGAGTTCCTAACTGCTGCCAATGCTGTGGAAGACTATGCTAATGGTACATTTGCTATCATTGGTGGACGAGTTAAAGCCTACAGAGATGCCGCTGAAAAGGTTATCCGTATCACCCAGCGATCATTAAAAAACGTACAACATTGCTCTATCGCCGAAGCAAGCCTAGCCAAGTATGCCATCAATTGTTTTATGAGTACCAAAGTCGTATTCATGAATGAACTATACAACCTAGCCAATGCTAGTGAGTGTAACTACAATACTATTGCTAGCATGGTTAAAATGGACCCACGATTTGGTACTAGTCATATGCAAGTGCCGGGTCCAGACGGGTCTATGGGATTTGGAGGGGCTTGTTTTCCAAAAGATACTTCGGCCTTACTCAAGTACGCAGAAACGATAGGAGTTGATCTACAGGTTTTGGCTGCCGCAGTTAAGAAAAATACACTGTTGCGGTTGACAGAGCCTAAATAAATCTGTATCATAGTAGTATATAGACATCCACGTCATTAACTCGGAGAAAATAATTGACAACATTTACATCAGAAGACTTAAAGTCAGTATTAGATAATAATCCTGATTTAGTTAAAGAAGCACCGTATCATCCAGGATACGAAGATGCAGCAATGAATATGAGCGATAAGGGGTACGAATCCCACGAAATGAACCTAGCACAAGCTATCCGTCAAAAGATGAAGCGTGATAAAAAACGCTTTTGGGCTGGTGATAATATCAGTGAATATATCACAGAAGAAGATAAAGCTGTCTTGATCAAAGAAGCTACACGAGCATTTGAAGGAGTGTTAGATACATTGCTCATCGATCGTGAAAATGATCCTAATAGTCAAGGCACAGCTAAACGCTTGGCTAAGATGTACTACAATGAAATAATGGCGGGTAGATATGAGGAGGCTCCAGATGCAACAAGTTTTCCAAACGAAGTGGACGATGGTTACAAAGGTATGCTTGTTGTACGCTCTGAGCTACGAAGCATGTGCAGTCATCACCATCAGCCTGTTGTTGGTGTTGCTTATATTGGCATCATCGCCGCTGACAGACTTATCGGTCTATCTAAGTATACTAGGATCGCTCAGTGGTGCGCTCGCCGTGGGACATTACAAGAAGAACTCTGCAACGACATCGCAAGAGAAATAAGCAACGCAACTGGTTCGGCAAACGTGGCAGTATATATTCAAATGACACACGGGTGTGTAGAGAATCGAGGCGTAATGGCTCATAACAGTTTAACACAAACAACTGTGTTAAAAGGTGCTTTCTTATCAGACCCAGGAACAAAGAAAGAGTTTTTTGATAATATTCAACTACAGTCAAGGAATGGAAACTAATCCAAACCCATTGTCTCTCCAGGTCTTGTCTGGATTGATAGTTAAGTGATCAATCTTTTTGCTTGCCCTACCGTTTATTATAGGGTAAGCATCAAGATTGTTATAGATAGTGTTTAGAGTCCATTCAGGAATACCCACAACTTTTTGTATTTCTTTCTTGGTCTTGAAGATGCCATTAGGTGTAATAAACTTATCCTTGAGATTGAAAATTCTAGCAGACTTAGGTCGTTTATCTGTGTATTGAATATTATAATTTTTTCTAAGCAGATATAAAGTGGTATCAAAATATCGACACGCTTCGGCTTCGGAAAGAAAACTAACACCATCAACAGATAGTGATCGCACATTAGGATTGTTGTTGTTTAGACTCATCCGCTGTCTTTGTTCTGGACGCTTCATAGGATTATTATCAATCATACGCTGTCGAACTTGCTCAACAATTTCTGGAGTAGAGAAAACGTTATCCTTTCCAGACTTGTATCTTGGTCCGTTATATCTGCTACTTTTATTAAAGAACCCGTAGGAGTGACGCATTTTGATTTCGGCGTTTTTTGTGAGTTGCATTTTGATTAAGAGACAATGACAAACCCGATGTTCTTTAAAAGTAAGAACTACAAGATTATCTGGGTCATTGGTTCCACCGATACAACGAGGAATAATATGATGAGTTTGGTACCCATCATTTGATTGTTTAATATGGTTTCTTTGTTTTGCCTGTTCTACTATTTTATAGTAGATGGCGGTATACTTGTTAGTTAAATACATTAGCTGATGTTCCTTTCTTGAACTTTAGAGCCGGTGGATATGTCCAGTATCGCGATCGGCACTTTTATTTACCAAACTATTTGATTTTATTTTATTAAACCTGTATAATAACAATATGAAAACTGGATGTTGTGAAAAATGAACGAGAAGATTAAAGCTCTTTTAGAGCAGGCTAAAACACATGTCGAGCACGGTGAAGGTTGCTATCCTGCTACTACAGTAAGGTATGATGCTCTTGAAAAGTTCGCCGAGTTGATTGTGAGAGAATGTATCAATATTGTTAAACCCACGCAACATCACGAAGTATGGGCGCAGAGTTATCTTGGCGGAGTTGATGGATTGGAATTATTATACAGTAAAGTTAAGGCGATTAAACGACATTTTGGGATTGAAGAATGAATGAAAAATTAAAAGAAATTGCTTCAAACTATTGGGACGATGATTATTTTACTGATTTTGACAAGTCCGGTAATATGCGACATTTTCTTAATGAATATGGCAAACATATTATTAGAGAATGTGCTCATGTTGCCGATGAACACAATGATTTTTCTGAGGGTGTTACTCTTGGTGTCGGTAAGGCAATTAAAAAACATTTTGGAGTTGAAGAATGAAAACTACTGTGCTAACTGGTGCGTTTAACGAAGATATGAATACTAAAAAAGAGTTCTTTGACAACATCAAACTACAACAAGGATTTGCTTCAAAATGAAAAAACTAATTACAGAAGTAGCAGAATCTAGCGGATCGACATATCAATTATGGGCGGAATTTTCCGAAGTTGCTGTTCCGTCGGGACACAAGGTATTGGAATTTAGTAGCGTTTGGACAGGTGCTAAAGATCCTAAGCTAGAACAAAAGAAGTGTAAATTTATGTTTGATGCCGATGGTATTAATAATCTCAAAGAATTATTAAACTCATAATCAAACAGATTATATTTTGGTAAACTTAAATAATATAAACATTGCTTTTAGCGGAATTCTCTGCTATAATATAAACATCATTAAGGAAATGCATGAAAAAGAATAAACTTAACATACCTAGTCGCCCTCCTGTGGCTAAAGCCGCACCGGCTGCGCCAGCCTCTACACCAGCGGCTGCCGGAGGTCAAAGACCTAGCGTTATGATTGCTGTGCCAGCAATGGAAATGGTTAATGCAGAGTTTGCACAACACTTGGCTATGTCAGCAGCCAATATGGTTGCCAACGGTATTAAGATTAACTGTGCATTCAACATTGGATCAGTTATCACTATCGCTCGTCGTAACCTAGTAGACATTTTCCTTAAGAGTGATTTTACTCATATCTTTTGGGTAGACTCAGATATGAAGTTTCCAATCGATGCGCCAATGCGTTTGCTAGCCCGTGACAAAGAAATTGTCGGTGCTAACTATCGCCGCCGACGTTTTCCAAATCCCAACTTTACAGGTATGAGCGGTAAGGCAGGATCTTTCACAGAATTCCAAACTACGGACAATAGTCCAGACATGGAATTAATTGATGTACTACCGCATGGTTTGGTAATGTGCAAACGTGAAGTCTATGAAAAGATTCCACAGCCACATTACTTGCAAGAATATGTCCCAAGCCTAAACTTAGAAATCGGTGAGGACATATATTTCTGTCAGCAGGCACAAAAGGCAGGATATGAAGTATGGTGTGACCAACAGTTAAGTCGTGAAGTTGCACACATTGGAATTTTCCACTTTAACTATAACTTATCAGTGCCAAAATAAAGGTGAATCACATGTTTGAATCCATAGAAATCCGTAAGGTCTGTAACGGTGTTATTGTAACCCTGCGCCAGGATGACGACGAAGATCAAGAGTATGTCTACGACAGCGATCGTAAAGCGATCCGTTTTGTCAAAGACCTACTCGAGACCAAAACTAAAGAGCCAGCGATAGCTGCCTAAAATATGACAATCAAAAAAACTTATACGGTTGGTGATACCGTGTGGATCTACGGTGTTAGCCGTAACGCCCATAGACTCACCGAGGGGAAAATCATTTATGAATTTACACCTCCAAATTACACAGAAGCACAATATGTTGTTTCGGTTCCCTCTTCGATTGAACCATTATTAGAAATACGTACATGGAATACCATTAGCCAAGACTCAACAGGCCCTGTGGGTGCTATGAGAGAAATGATTTCTGTACAGGAAATGGATGCTGCCAACAAAAAAATGACTCAAGCAGGATATGAATATGATCCAAATTTTGAACTAGCCGAAGTAGAACCCACTCCAGAAGAAATACATGCGGCCTTAGAACGCAGTCAATTAGCGGCTGTGCATGCTCCTTTAATGATCAAAGAAGACAGGCCCAAGCGTCGATTTAGTAATACCAGAAAGAAAAAGCAGTGATATCCATTCCAATTAAAGGCTCAATGAAATGCTATGAAGCTGCCGAATGGTGCGAGAAAGAATTTGAATGGGAAGAATGGGAAATGTGGATGGACAATAATTGGGCCCAATATACTTTCGAATTTAAACGGCCAGAAGCTGCGGCTTGGTTTGCACTAAGATGGGCAGAGTAACGTGGCAAGTAGATAGGAACGACGAATCTGTCGTCCACGAAATACACGAAGTAGTCGTACATAAAATCACCATGGGTGATGTAGAAGACCCAGACCTATATGTAGCAGACCCAATTTGGAAATGGCAACAAACAGATGCTGGTAAATTTGTCATGTCCAATGCTGTTATTACTCCTAAATGGGAAAGACATCCTAATCCATTGACGTGGGGGCATACCTATGTTATAATAGCTGAGTTAGAAGCGAAGAAATTAACCGAATTTTATCTAAGATGGGGTAAACCAAATGACTGATATAGTACGTCATTCCGAAACTTGTTTAATCAAAATGGCCAAGAGTTCAAAAGAAACTACAGCAGTAGTGGAATCCTTTGAAGATCGAGTCAAACTCAATGTGATCGTAAATAAAGCTATAAAGATCAGTATGAAGTGGAACGGTCGATACTATGAAGGTCGTAATGCCGGCATGGATTTTGAAAGTGCTGGTCCCGAAGTAACTCGCACAAGCACAGGAGTAAGAGGATGACTAAGAATATTAAATTAACATTTGCCCCAGGATGTTTTGATAACTTCGAAGGCACACAGGAAGAGCTTGATGCCTTAATCAAAGAAATCACAGACAAGGCCGAGGACGGAACTTTGTTAGAAGAGGCTGATACTATAAAAGAATTAGATCCTACTATTTTAGATCTATTATTAGACGATGACATGAAGGGCCCAAGGACACTTCAATGAAAGCAGAAAAGCCAGCTAACGGTATCCTGATCAAAAATGATTGGGGAGATTCTAAACAGTATAAAGTTACTTGCGAATGCGGGCAAGCCGATCACGATCATGAGATCTTCATCGAGGCAGACGAATGTGGCGTCACGGTTACCATTTACACTGTCCAAAAGAGCAACTGGTGGAGTCGAACACGGTGGCATGCTATCTGGACTTTGCTTACCAAAGGTTACGTAAAATACGAAGCTAGTCTTATAATGAATAAGCAACAGGCTACAAATTACGCTACAATCTTACAAAATGCTGTGGAAGATACTGAAAAATTTAGAAAGAGAAAAAAATGAATCCCTTTAGAGATCAAGAAACATTTATGAAGGCTTGCGATCAAATCACAGGCGAGTTTAATGCTCCGCAGTACAATTTATATGTGGAGCTTATTGATGAAGAATTTAATGAACTTAATGTTGCTATTGAAAATAATGATCGTGTAGAACAATTAGATGCATTAATTGATATCCTTGTTGTTACTATTGGTGCAATCCATAGTGGCGGCTTTGATGCAGAAGGTGCATGGCGAGAAGTTATGCGTACAAACTTTGCCAAGATTGACAAAGAAACTGGCAAGGTGCGTAAGCGTGAAGATGGCAAAGTATTAAAACCAACAGGCTGGACTCCGCCAGATTTGACACCTTTTGTAAAGAAATAAAATGATACAACCATTGAGAGATGATCTAATGGTACAACAGCAGTTGCCAGGCGGTCTAGATTCGGGCAACGGAGCATGGCAACATATGACCGCTGTGATCATGCTTAATCAAACGGGTCGTAAGCCGGTCAAGACTGTAGCGCCGATATTTTGGCATAATTGGAAGAGCCCGTATTCATTCCTGCAGGCCTCTGAAGAAGAAGTCAAAGAAGTTATTTGGCCTTTGGGTATGGTCAATGTACGTTACAAGCGACTCAATCAAATGAGCCGAGATTTTTTGACTTGGGATGGAAAAGATGCTACAATGTTATATGGAATTGGAAAATATGGTAGCGACAGCTATGAGATATTTTTCAAACAAAACTACACAGTTGAACCAACAGATAAAGAATTAAAAAGATATTTAGAAGAGGAAGTATATGCGTAACCATTATTGGAGTTGTTCAAAATTTGCCGATTGGGTACGAGGTAGTGTAAGCCCACAGTTTTTTACCCTAGGAGACGACTCATGGGAGAAGTCCGCTAAGGCCGCACATCCCGTCCGCTATTGGTTAGCTGAAGATGGTCTAGACTACTTACAAGATTTTGTCTCATGGCCCATAAGGAAACTATATGATATCAAATATTACATTAACAACCGTTGGGTTACTAAAACTCATGCCCTTACTGCTCATCCTCGAGATATCCGTCGTGGCAGTTGGTGTGACGTTGGTAATCGGTTTCTCCCTTGCCTATTTAACGAACTTGTGGACTTTGTTGAAATCGAACTTGCGTGGTGGCACATAGCTTGGGATAGTTCCGAAGAAAGTAAAAAGTATAAGGCTCCATTTTGGGCCAAAGGGTGGTTCCGTTGGCGCACTTGGCGTTGTCCGCAGGCGGGACTAGATAATCTAGCATGGCAAAGTAAACTGGTCTGGAATGAAGACGAGTTGCTGGATAAAGACGATCCTCGCTATGGTAAACCAACTAGTCAAGCGATTAAAGCACAAGAGATCTTAGATCTATACACATGGTGGACCTGCACTCGAGTTAGCCGTCTGGATCCGTATGAAGCTAGCGGTTGGATGGATCATAATAAAAAGATGGACGAAAAATACGGTGCTGGTTTTAGCAGTTGGAACAAAAGAACTAAAGAAGAAAAGAAAGAAGGCAATAAGGCCCACAAATTGTTAAACAAAATGGAAGCCGAATACGAAAAAGAAGATGAGGCTATGATGATCCGACTAATTAAAATTAGACACGGATTATGGACTTAGAAAAAGATATAATCCGATCTCCAGAAATTTTGGACAAAGTTATTGCTCGAGATGACTATGCACAAAATCTCTATGCAGCCATGTGCAATATGCGTTGGATTCCAGCAGACGCAATCACGATATTAAAAGAAGATTTTTGGCATTGTAGTTGGAGGGCCGCTGGGGGAATTGTAGCTAGGCTACAAGGTAAAGGCGATTACATGGATTGGTATTGCTCGGGCATGGGTGGATTTGCGGCCGTTGATGACGAAACTGAAGAGGAAGCACAAGCTACATTTAGTGCCAAAAAATATGTACCGGAAGGTCAAGTAACTGAAGAAATCCGAGAGGATCTACGTAAACTAGGATGGCTTCCTAGTCCATGGCCGGAAGACTGATGAAAATAGCCTTAAGCAAACGCACAATTGAAAGACAGGGTAAGATATACGATGCTATCGAAAACGCATGGTATCAGTATCTCGACGGACACGAGCTAACGTTTATTCCAAATCGTTTAGATCAGGACTTTGATAGTATCGCTGACTCTGTTGATTGTTTTATTGTCACGGGCGGTGATAATCGCCTTATACGCAGAAAAACAGAACGCCGAATGGTCATAGCCATGATGAAGCGTAATAAGCCTGTAGTGGGCATTTGCCACGGTGCTTTCCTATTAACCAAATTTTTGGGTGGCACTACTGGCCGTAAAGAAGGACATAGAGACGGCGAACACGCAGTAATCTATAACGGACAAGAACATATGGTTAATAGTTTCCATCGTTTCCATATTGATACTTTGCCCAGCAGTGCCCAAATCTTAGCAGTAGACCCAGACGGTGATTGTGAAGCGTGGCTAGATCACAACATAGCGGGCATAGTTTGGCATCCGGAACGTATGGAAACAGGTTGGGTTCCTCCAGAAATTGGTATACTTTTTGGTAAAACCAACACTTGACTTTTTTCCAAATAGATAGTACAATATAAGTATAGTAAAAAATTAGGAGCAGAAATGGCTACAAAACTCAAACAAGCAAGTATCGCGATCCGTCAAAACAAGGGTAAAGATCTAAGCCCGAAATGGGAAGGTGCTGAACTGCTGTCTGCAGATGAATTCCACCGTAAATTTAAAAGTGCCATGGATTGGTATCGTTTAGAAAAAACCGGTAAAGACCTTAAACCTACGGTAATCAACTGGATGAGTTCAGTTGGCGATTACAGCAAAGCTGAAATTTCCTCATTTAAGAAAACCAAAGATTGGCGCTGTAACCCAACTATGGGTGCTATCGCTAGTTGCCTACTTAAAGGTATGCCTGCGCAACGAGACGACTTTAATGAAGGCCGAGATACTGGGGCATGGTTAAAAACTGAAATCGGTAAAGTTATTGCAGCCGGTACAGATGACATCGAAGCCGTACTCGAAATTAAACAAGACATACCGTTATTGCCGGTAGTAACTATCCAGGATCGCATCCGTGAACAGGCAGTGGCTATGAGCGATGAAATCGATGAAGCCATCGATAACTTTATGAAGAATCCGGAAGCATTTGATCCAAAAGCATTCAAGATGGTATCATTGTTGCGTGGCAAAGGTGCCAAGGCCGCACAGGCTCGATTTATTAAAGGGTTTTTCCAACGTGATTATGATGAGCTATTAGAGTTGTCTAGTGGAGAAGCAGATGAGCAGTTACGTGAAGGTTATAGTCATCTTGCTCGTAAGAATGTTAAAAAGTTAATTGACTTTTATGCCAGTATCGTAGCAGCCTGTGATCAGATCGCTGCAGAAGCTAAGGTACTTAAAAAGCCACGTGCTAAGAAAATCAAACCAGCAGAAGAACTAGTCAAGAAGCTCAAGTTCCGTATGAGTGATGATAAGTTAGGTATCACTTCAGTGCCGCCGGCACAGTTAGTCGGTGCTATGGGTTGTGTAGTCTATAACGTTAAAAATCGTAAGATTGGTTATTATATTTCTACTACTTCAGAAGGATTTACTGTTAAGAATTCCAGCATTGGAAACTACACAGTTAAAAGTATCCAAAAGACTCTACGTAAGCCGGAAACACAGCTCAAAGAGTTTAAGGATCAGAATACACAGAAACGATTCGAAACGTGGTTTGATAAGAGTGTTAAAACTACTGAGACTGCCCTAAATGGTCGATTCACTGAAGATACGATTATACTGAAAGTCTATAAATGAAAAAGATCGATTGGTGGTTAGTGTATTTTTGGGTGTTTGTTATCAGTTATTTGTTAATTAGACACGGTCATTACAGGGCATTTATATGAATTTAAAAATTAAACAATTTGCCGAACAGGCAAATGATCAAGCCAAAGAAGTCTATGCGGGAGATTGGCCCTATAACTGTGCTGCCTGGACCGGTGAAGAGTTAATTGAGTTTGCCCAATTAATTGCCAAAGACTGTGCTGACATCGCTCTAGCAGGGCTTGCTCCAGCAGTAGTTAATGTTATTAAAGAAGAATACGGAATTGAAGATGAGCAAAATCAAGTTCGAAATTGACAACGAAAGCGCAGAGCGTATCACAGCATTATATCTAAAAGACTATGCTGACTATCTTAAGAAAGAACTGCGTGAATGGAAGAAGAACCCCAAGAGCGATACTAACCCAAACGGGTATTGGTTGCACCCAGAGGATGTAGCGGGTAATATTCGCAGGGTTGATATTATAACAGAACTACTCAAAGACTTTTCGGTATGACGTTACCAGATGAGCGATTCCGAGCTGTGCTATCCACGGAACAATTTTTATATAAATTACTTCAACCTAAGTACACACCCGGAGTGCCTAAAAAGATCCGAGAAGAAGCAAGAAGTTTATTACGGCATTATCCCAGCGGCATCGCTATGATGGTTGCAGCCGAAGCTGCCCCGGGTGTATTCCAAAGTGATGTAAATATAGATCCATTATATAAAATGGTCAAACAATACGACATAGATAAGAAAGGAAGCGACATATGATTGTAGATACGCTACAACAAGTAGTAACAGAAGTCAGCGGCTTATGGTCTTGGATCATAGGTATCATCGCGGGCTGGGGATTAACATTTACCATCGTAGTATCTGCATTAATCGTAGCACACATCAAGATTGCTAAACTAAATCGCAGGGTACAAAATTTAGAAAATAGAGTAACAACCGAAGATCGTGAACTTAGTTTTAGAATAACCAAATTAGAAAAATGACCACACTTAAAGAGCACCTAATCATGTGGCCGGCGCTTATTTTTTTAGGGGCCTGTATGTTTGGATTGATATATGGCATTAATACAATGATGCCAAAAGAAGCCGCTTACGATTGTCGCCTAGCAGAGATTAGTCCGGATATTCCGGTTGCTGTTAAAGAGCAGTGTCGCAAAAAAAGATTGGAGAAATAATAATGTTAGATTGTTTAATTATGGGCGATAGTATCGCTGTTGGTACACAGATGTTTGATAAACAATGTGCTGTAATCGCTAAAGGTGGTATTAACAGTTACCAATGGGTCAATAAAAATATTGATAAGGCCCCTTACCAGGCTAAGAGTGTTATTATCAGTTTGGGCAGCAATGATCACAAGTATGTAAAAACTGAAGAAGAGTTGCGTACTATCCGTCAACTTACCAAGGCTGATCGCGTATATTGGATACTACCAGCAATCAAGCCCAACATACAGGAGATTATAAAGAAGGTGGCCGCGGAATATGGTGATACTGTATTACCAATTAAAAGCCTACAACCAGATGGTATCCATCCAAGTTGGGCTGGCTACAAACAAATAGTAGAGGAAACAAAATGAAAATTGGTCTTAGCTACTCCAGATGTGTACGTGATATCGTAGACGGTCATGTAGATATCCACGAAGTACTGGTTATTATTGCCCGCACAGATTTCGATCCCTATGACGATGCCCAATGGAAAGGTATTTGGACAGGCTACGGTGGCGGCTTAGACGATATACGATTAAGTATGTTGCTCAGCGGTAGTAACCCCGAATGGATGGGATACGGTCCAGAAGATGAGGACCGGTTC